GTACTACTTTTTCAGTAGCTTTCTTCTCAGCTGATTCACGCACCTTAGCTCTGTATCCTTCAGGATCAGCTAGAAGGTATAAAGCTTCAGCTATCAGAGCATGATTAGGTTCTACAAATTGGTGTTTCTCCAAAAGGTGTCCAAGTAAGTTAGTTTGCTTACCTGATACAGATGGATAGTTAGGTTGTGTTAAACCGGAGTAGAGTAAACCTTGTGTTTTTCTATCTAGTTTAATTCCATTTAATTCACCTGGTTCAAGAATTTTATATACATTATCCATGTATACGCGCGCTTGATGTTGCTGTTGTCTTTGAAGTTGTTCCTGTCTTGAGATTTTATCAGCAAGGATTTCTTCTTGCATTGCATCCAATTTAGGTTTAAACTTATTAGCTTTTGCCTGTAACTCATTGCGGTCTCTCCATCCATTAATTTCTTCCTGGATGTCGTCATCATCACCAAAGCCTGTAGCTTGGAGATAAGTTCTTACAATGGTTTCATCATTGCCTTCAATAGCAGGATCAAGTGATCTTACTTCTTCAGTAGCAGCTAACATCTTGAATAAGCCTTTAAGATCTTTACCACCATCAGCTATATACTTTGCAGCATATTGCATTTCTTGTGGTAATGAATCAAAGAATCTAGCAGGAACTTCAGTAGCAACTTTACGTTCTCTTTCAGTCATATTGGCTTCAAAGAGTTCTTCAAAATCTTGTACTGTATACTTATCAAGAGGTTTATCATCATCAAAAGGAATGAGTGATTTATTAGCAATAAGTTTAGTAGCAAGTTCATATAACGCATCTTTGCTTACTTTTGGTCTTCCTGTTTTAGGATCTGGTTCATCAGCGCCATTGCCCATGATGTCCTCAAATTCAGACTTAGTAGGTGCTACTACTTTTGGAGTACCATTTTCATTCAGTGTCCCGTTTCTGATTCCTTCAGCTAAAGCAGTAGCATCCGTAATTGGAGTTATTGCTGCTGGGGGATCAACCACAGGAGGTTTGTCAAGGAACGTTACATCTTCAGGCTTACGCGAGAAGAGGTTTGGTTTTTCTTCAGGGACCATTACACTAGCGGCTCCTGGATTCAGAATGTCATCAATATTGACGTCTATTTCTGATACGTTGGTTTCATTTAAAGGCATTGTTGTTGGTTTTTATGACTGACTCATTTATATAATATACGCAAATATATGCACATAAACTTTAAAAATTTAAACTAAAATGATTGCTACACAACTTTTTTGGCATCATATAACTAATCTCTTATTTCTTCTTTGAAGTTGACTTATTCTGTGCAGGTTTATCAAATTTATTTTTATTCTGAAGAGCTATGTTTTGATCTATCTGTTTCATCTGTAATTGATTTGCCATCTGTTCACGCGCAATTTGAGATTTATCAGTATCCGCTTGAACTTGATTACTCACCTTACTATTCTGAAGATCCATATTAGCTTGGAATTCTTCAGAGCCTCTAATTTGAGTAAGCATATCCATAAAATCACTTTGAGCATTTTGATTCAAATCTACAGCAGCACCATAACCAGCAGCTCTAATTTCAGCAACTAAGATATCACGTCTACGGTTCTTCTCATTCTCCATAGAATCATGATCAAGTTGCATCTGTTTTTCTTTAATACGAGCTTCAATTTCTTGTTGCTTCATACCTTCAGCAGATTGTTGTTCTGCTTGAGCAGCTTGATTGGCTTTCTCTTCTGTTGCCTTAAGAACATGATTAAGTTCTGATAGAGATTCAGCTTGCATGATATTACCAAGATCGTATATACTGGCGCCTGTAGTGTTATCTTTTTCTACCATGGCTTTCATTTTGTCAAGAATACTTCTGTGATTTGCATTAGTTGTAGCAAATACATTAATATCCCTAAGGAGCAAATCAGTGCCATTAATTTGGAAGTTTACTTTTTCATCTTCTGTAGTCATATATGTTAAACGTGCAGAAGGTTTTCTTGAGTTATAATACTGAGCTAAATCAGTACGCATCTGATGTACGCGTGGCATTAAGTAATCAGAGTGCTGTATGAAGTAAGTCTCTGTCTGTGCATATGAACCAATAACTGATTGTTCTACACCCGTTGCAGTATTTGTTTGACCAATCTGCTGCCCTAAACGTTGTGGAGTAACACCAATTTGTTCCATACACTGAGTCTTAAAATAAGTAGCCAACTGAATTCTTGAGAGTAGTCTTTGAGTCTGCTCCAGATTCAATGTCTGGAAATGCTGGAAAGAAAGAGGATTTTCAGTATTAGCCAGTGTAGTATCCAGAGGTAACATCTGGAAATTTTTCATAGCAACATAAGCTTTAGCTAAGTTACTCTTTCCCCAGTCTTCATTCATTGAGTGTCTAGGTAGAGCATTCTGATCAAGTAGAATAATAGTACCTAACTCATCAACTAGAATATCAGCGATCTGATTATTTACAATATTATAACCTATCTGAAAAGGTTTCATTAAATCTACCATGGCAGTGGAGCGGGTATTCCTATCAGAGAATACAGCACCTTCCACAGGAAGTTTACAACCATAAAGTGAGTTATCACCTTTGAATTGGAATTTAAGTGGACGGATATGATTATTATCTATACCCAAATAGATTGGCGTGATTCCCGAGGCTTCATTCATTCCCCAGAAACTTGGTCTATTAGGACCAATCTTTACACCACCCCATGTTTGGTTAATCCAAATATGTTCTAAGTGTTCTCCAAAGAGTAAATTATCTTTAGTTTTATTTGTAAAGAGTGTGGTATTATAAACAGGTTTATCAGTAATTTTATATTCTTCACTTACTATATCTGTTTTTACTTCACCATCCTCAAGCTTCTTTGTTAAGTAACTAATTCTTACTTGTGATTTCCAATAAGCAGTAGTTACTCTAAGTAAGAAGGCTGCACCCATAGGCGCGTAATCTTCACCTTCTGCCATAAGCCAATTGATAATATCTCCGCCGGGAGCAATAGAGTTGTCCCACATAGATACATATTGTCTATAAGCTAAACCTGGCATTTGAGTATTAAATTCATGAGACTTAGTAGCATCATAGTAACTACCATCATTTTGGTATCCCTGTAAAGGATAACCTGCAGATCTTACAGGATAAATAGCTTCAAGTGATTCAAGTTGTTTTTGATTCATCATGTAACCATACTTGTCAATAACATCAGCAACTGTCATCATGGTAGTATTACCAGCCCAGTTACCTTGTGAAATATATCTAGCATCAGGTGATTTATGATAGAAAGAAGTTACCGGATTCCATAATTCTACCTCGTAATCATCTTCCATCATCTTGAGATGCCAGAATTCTCGGTCAGTAATAAGCATATCTCTGAATGCACGTTCTTCTAACTCATCCATTTTAAAACGTTCAGAATCAACTTTATGTTGATGTACAGCCCATTGCTCACACATGCTTCTGTAATCTTTATCAAAGAACTTCTGAATTTCTGGGAGCTTCTTAAGATTCTCAGGATTCATTTGTTCTTGCATTTGCTGTTGAACTTCCTGGTCATTAGGATCTGCACCAGAGTTCATCATCTTAATTATCATCTTCTGCTCAGCATTCTTAAGTAGAACTTCTTCCACTTGAGAACGTTTTAACTCCATCATTTCATTATAGGAGTATTCATCTACTGAACGGAATACAGTTTTGGTATCACGTTTAGCAAACTCTGATACCAAAACATTGATTACGTTAGGTATAATTGGATAGAACTTAAGTTCAAAAGCAGTAGCATCATCCTGAATCAGGGTCTCAACAAGATCTCTCATTTCATTATTCTGTTCAAGAATATAATCTGATTTATCAATAACCCCTTTGGCTAATTTATAATTCTTCATTAGTCTCTGAGCATTACGGCGTATTTGTTTGATACCGTTCCACTCTAACCAGTCCATGTTCCATGCTGACCATTCTGGAGTTTTTTCTGTGCGGGGTAAAAATTGTACAGGCTGGGTAATACTACCCATACGGTTATATTTAACTGTCGCGCCAGCCTTAAGCTGCATTGCATTTAATACTTTCATATTATCTCATATGTTTAAATGGACTTCTTGATGGATTCATAGATGCTCCTGAATGATTATTTTGACCCATATGCCTATAAGGGCTACTACTTAATTTATACAAATTTTTTGACTTTTCCAAATATTTCTTGTCTTTAGTCTCAAACATTCTTTTATAACCTAGGTTAGATAACTGTACTTTTGCAAAGGCAATTAATGCTGCTAAGGCCACTAATCTATCCACGTTAATACCTGGACCATAACCCTTCATCTCAATCATAGCCATGATATCTGAAATACGTTCAATACCATAAGTAACTTTTACAATAGTACCATCAGATTTAGTCTCAACATTAATTTCTTCTTTAAGAAACTCAATAAAGTAACTGATAATATGAGTCTTAAATATAGTACCTACGTTTCTCCAACCATATTCCTGATAACTATTAGTATTAGCATTCAGTTCTTTTAAGAACATCATTTGATCTTTAGGTACAAGATAACGTTGTTTATGTTTAGCTATCATGTACATGATGAACAAGTTTACATTATTCTCTACTATTGTCCATGCATTATACCACTCAATGATCATCTCAAGACGTTCATGAGTTTTATTAATGTCATCAAACCTTCCTGTCCACCAGCATACAATCTTATCTTGTTCTAGGAATACTTCTACATTACCATTCTCATCTTGACGGGTAACTTCTAGAGGACGTTTGTAGATGTAAATGGAACAGAGTGACTCGGATGTGGTAGTTTTACCTTCAGATACAGGGTCAATAGAACCATAGTATGTTCCCCAACTTGCATTAGGAATAGGTGCTTCATGTACTATAATTACACCGGTTTTATCTTCAGTTTTCTTAGATATAGGAAACTCACTAATAGGTAACTTGGTAGTAGATTTAGATACAATTTTACCGGTACCATCTCTTTCAAGTTCAACTGCTTCAAGTGAATATTCTTTCTCTTCAATTCTTCTCTTCTGGTGATTGACTAGGCCTATTGGGAATAATGAAACTTCTCTATAGTCAAATGCTTCAGCTATACTTCTTGGATGCTGGGATACACGCAATTGATATATTTCTGGTGTAAGGTCTTTCTTCCATTGAAGCATATCTTCGGTAAGAGAAGCAAGTGCTTCTTCTACAAGAGAGTTTCCTGCCTCATCAATAAATGGTGGCATGGACCACTGCTCAGGAATGAATAAAGCTGACTGACCTATAGTACCTTTATCATCAAGAAGGTTGGTTGTAACAGGATAGATAGAATTCTCTACAGGGAAGTACATCATTTTCTTTAAAGGTTCACAGGCAGTTAACTCTCCAACAGAACCCGCGGCAATAAAAATACCAGTAGTGTATCTTCCTAAAGTCATTGCAGGGAATAAGTACTCTACAGTTTTATCCATCTTATTTGCAATACCTGCTTCTTCATGGAAGAATAGTCTACACGCGCCCCCTACACCTGAAGTAGGATCTTGCTCAAAGGAACTACCCTGAACTGTACCTTTTAATCCTACCATTGTAGATCTACCATGTTGGTCAGTATCCTCAATTTGCTGTTGCCACATCAGTACTTTACTTGGTGTCATTGGTCTATACCAAGCTGTATGTTTATTAAGGAATGATCTGTACTCCTCCAAGAATTTCCAGGATCCCTTATCATTTATATAATCTTTAAGTGACGCACCAATCTTAAGTATAGGACTTTCTTCAAGCCACAGTAGATTCACTATCTTGGCCATATGGAAGTAACTTGAACCAATCTGACGTTTCTTAACTATAGCTGCATGTTTATAGTTTAATTCAGCAAGTAATTCATAAAGAGCTAAATGGTAATGGGTATCCCATACTTCAGGAAAATCAAACTTCTTTTTCAGTTTATCATTAATCTGAAGGAAGTTAATCCACATGTAATAAGCCCTGTCAATATACCAAGTCTTACCTTTATTTATAAATATAACACCAAATCTACATTTAGCTTTTTCTGTGTCCCAATAGGTTCTGAAGTCTCTGCTTCCCTCTACATATTGACAGAACTTTTTAGTATGCTTAAATCTACGGGCTTGTTCATTAAACAGTTCTGTAATTTTTACTTCAAATTCATACTTACCTGGTTCTTTAAATAGCGGGAGTACAAAGTCTTTGAACTCGTCATGAGTATCAAAATGAGTGGTAGTCCAAGTACCATTGTCCCAAGTTGGGATATCAGAATAGTGATGTTCCATTATGTAATCTTCTGAGATTTAGATAATGAATCATCATATACACTTAATATTTCTCGTGCAAGACTTAATAGTTGTCCTCTTTTAAGACTTATTCTATTAGAGTCTTGTATAATTATAAGATCCTTTTTTTTAG